GCTCGCCCCACACCGCACAGACGCCGGCGACCGCTGCCCGGGCGACGGGAGCCGCAGCTGATGCCCGCCACCGACGACGAGGGCCTGGACCTGCCGCAGGAGCAGGCCGACGCGCTGCGCCACGCCTGCCGGCGCCTCGCCGCCCACCTCGCCCGTGAACTGGAGGCGGCGCTGATCACCCAGTTGACCCGGGCGCGCCGGGACGGCTACGCCGCCGGCTACCTCGCCCGACTGTCCGAGGAGACGACCCGATGACCGACACCACGCAGCCCCGCACGCACCTGACCGACGCCGAGCTGGACGAGGCCCGCGCCGAGCTGCGCGCCGACGCCGACCACCACCTCGGCTACATCGACCCCGACGGCGTGCGCAGCATCAACGCCAACACGGCCGCCGCGCTACGCCAGCGCGACGAGGCCCGCGCCGAGCTGGGCCGCGCCCTGGAGCTGATCGCCGAGCTGCGCGACGTTGCCGAGCGCGCGGACCGGGCATTCGCCCGCTACGACACGGCCTGGCCCCACCGCGCCGAGGACGAGTTCGGCCCGCACCTGGCGCGGCAGCTCAACGACCCCGAGGTTCGCGCCGCCTACGACGCCGAGCAGCTCGCCCGCGTCGCCGAACCGACGTGGGACGACGTGTACGCCGCCATCGGCAGCGAGATCTGGAAACTCGCACCCCAAACACACCGTGACGCCGGCCACCGCGACCTCACGTTCACCGCCAACTGGCAGAACATCATGGCCGCCGTCGAGAACGGCATCACCGCCTGCTACCCGGACGCCGCCGACCTCGGTTCGCCGTCGCGCGCGCAGGGCGCTGCCGGGCCGGCTGAGATCAACGCTGGCGGCCCGACGGGCGTGACCGGTAGCCGGGGCATGGGTCGGGACGCGAACGGCGCTCAGAAGCCCACACAGGCCGAGACGGCGGAGAGCGACACGACCGAGTACCTGATCTGGTCGCACCACCACAAGGCGTGGTGGGGGCCCAACGGGAGCGGCTACCGATCCAACATCACCAACGCCGGCCGCTACACCCTCGCCGCCACCAAGCGGCGGCTCGGCCGCGGCTGCCGCTGCTGCCGGGTGCCCGAGGTCGTCATCCCCGCCCCCGACGCGGAGGTGTTCGCCCAGCCCGGCCGGGCCGATGCCTGGGCCGACGAGGCGATCAAGGCGGCGACGGCGGCCCGGATCGAACGCGGCGAGGTCAACACCTGGGCCGTCGCCGAGGACGGGGCCCAGCGGTGAGCGTCGACCGCGACCACGTCGCCCTCACCCTCGACGGCGCCGTCGACGACTACACCGTCAGCGCCCACGCGCCGCCCGAACAGGCCGGACTCGTCCGCGCCGCCGACGCCCGCTCCATCGCCAGGGCGCGCCTCGCGCGGCGGCTGAACGAGCGGGGCGTCCCGCTCGGGCGTCAAACCGAGCTGCTGCGGAGGGTGAAGTGACCCCGCACCACCACGCCACGCTCTGCGCCGCCCCCCACTGCCGCGTCCGTGGCCAGCACACCACCGACTGCCCCGGCGGCGACTGCCGCGGCTGTCAGCCCCGCCCCGCCGCCGACGGCCTCCAGTTGTGCTGGCCGCACACCGAGTGGCTGGAGCGCGACGCCCGCCAGGCCGCCGAGCTGTACGACGAGCTGGCCCTGGTGCTCACCGGCGGCAGCGGCCACACGGGACGCGTTTCGGGATCGCCCGACCGGACCCGCCTGCCCAACCCGGCCGCGATCGCATCCTGGTGCCGCCTGGTCGCCGAGGAGCGGGGTGTTGAGCTGCCCGAGGACACCGTGGCCGACATGGGCGCCTACATCGCCCGGCACGCCCACTGGTTGGCCGCCCACCCTGCCGCCGGCGAGGCCGCCGACGAGCTGCGCGAGCTGGCCCACGGCCGCCCGTGGCGCGTCTGCTATCCGGACGGCACCCGCGCTGTAGACGTCGGCCCGTGCCCGCATGACGGCTGCGACGGCACGATCCGGGCGCTGCTGCGCCGCGCCGACAGCCTGCTGCCCTCGGCGATCGTGTGCGACGCCGACGAGCAGCACGAGTGGCCCGCCTCGCAGTGGATGTCCCTCGGACGGCAGCTGCGCCGCGCGGGGGAGACGGAGTAATGCAGGTGCTCGCTCCGATCGTCGTGGACACGGCGGCGCTCGCAGTGCACCTGGGCTGCTCGCCGTCGTACGTTCGTCTCCTCGTGAGCGAGGGCATCATCACGCCCGTCGAGCGGCGTTCCCGGACTGGCATCGGGCGGCCCGGCATGTGGTTCGACGTGGAGGCGGTGGACGCGGCGATCGCCGAAGCGGTCAGGTCGGGGCGCGTCGTAATTGACCATGGGATTCGGCTCGTGCGAAAGTAGCTACTAGGTTCGGCGCATTGTCGCCGGCCACCAAGCTTTGGCAGCCCGGAGAGCACACCGCTCCCGGGCTGCTCGCGTCCCAGGGGACGTCGGCGGGGGCGATGGGGATAGCGGGGCGCGGCGCAGGCGGGCGTCGCGCCCCGCACCACACCAGCCCCGAGGAGTCAGCCGAACAACACCAGCAGCGACACCGCGATCCACGGCACCACCAACACGTAGCCGAGGATCAGGCCCGCGACCGCCAGCCCGTGGCCCCCACGCTCACCCCGCCGCGTAGCCGGCGTCGCCAGGTGACCCAACACGATCGCCGCCACACACGGCAAACCCAGCAGGCACCAGCCGCCCGCCACGCCGACCAGCGCGCAAATCAGCGATGCGACCGCAAGGCCGGACGTCGGCGGAACCACCGGAACCACCGGCACCGGAACGACCCGCGGCTGTGGATGGTGTGGATGCATCCCGCCATCGTCGCCGCCCACCGCCAGACGCCGCTACATCCGATCGGCCGATCGAGGTGATCCGCACGAGGTGACCCATGTCCCCCATCACCGATGACGAGCGTCGCATCGTCGCCGAGCTGCACGCCGAAGGCCTCGGCCGTAACGAGATCTCCCGGCGTACCGGCATCCACCAGCGACGCGTCTCCGCCATCGCCGCAGAGATGGGCCTGTCCTTCGCCCGCGGCGGAGCACGCACGAAGGTCGCCACCGAAGCCCGCAAGGCCGACGCCGCCGAACGCCGAGCCCGCATCGAGGCCCAAGCCCTCGCCTCCGCCGAAAAGCTGCTCGGCCAGCTCTGGAAGCCGACCAGGGTCTACAACTTCGGCGGCCGCGACAACGAGTACAACGAGGTCGAGCACCCCGAGCCGCCGTTCGCCGACAAACGGGCGATCGCCGTCGCCGTCCAGGCCCTCGCCCAGACCGCCCTGAAAATCGCCGAGCACGACAAGGCCGACCAGCAGACCTCCGGCGTCGACGCGTGGCTCGCCGCGATGGAAGGCGACGGCTGATGGCCATCAAGCCACTGACCGGCAAAGCCTCCCGCTCGGTCAAGACCTCGACGGCCCGCTTCAACCTGTGGGAGGGAGCGGTCCGAAGCGGAAAGACCGTCGGATCGATCATCCGCTGGATGAAGTACGTCCGCAACGGCCCCGGCGGCAACCTCGTCATGATCGGCAAGACGGAGCGCACGCTGAAACGCAACGTCATCGACCCGATCATCGAGATGGTCGGCACGAAACGCTGCCACTACTCCGTGGGCTCCGGCGAGCTGTACCTGTTCGGCCGGCGGATCTACACCGCCGGAGCCAACGACATCAAGGCCGTCGAAAAGATCCAGGGCATTACCCTCGCGGGCGCGTACGGCGACGAGATCGCCAACTGGCCCGAGGAGCTCTGGGACATGCTCGGCACCCGGCTCAGCGTGCCCGGCGCCCAGGTGTTCGGCACCTGCAACCCCGCCGGCCCCTACCACTGGCTCAAGACCAAGTGGCTCGACCGGGCGGCCATGTGGATCGACGCCGACGGAGACACCCACAAGGGCACCGGCGACGTGATCGACCTGCACCGGTACACCTTCGTCCTCGAGGACAACCCGCACCTCGACCCGGACTTCGTCCAGTCGCTGAAACGCCAGTACACCGGCGTGTTCTACAAGCGGTACGTCCTCGGCTTGTGGGTGCCCGCGGAGGGCTCGATCTACGACATGTGGGACCCGGCCCGCCACGTCGTCAAGGGTCCGATCCCGGAGATCAGCCGCTGGATCAGCCTGGGCGTCGACTACGGCACCAGCAACGCCACTGCCGCGCTGATGCTGGGCGTCGGCACCGACGGCCGGCTGCACCTGACGCACGAGTGGGGCTGGGACAGCGAGAAGCGGCAGCGCCGGCTGACGAACCTGGAGTACGCCACCAGCCTGCAACGGTGGACCCGCGACGAGCTGAAGATCACGCCCGAGTGGTGGTGCGTCGACCCGTCCGCCGCCGGCCTGCGCGAGGACCTGCTGCGCCTCGGGATCGTCTCGGCCGCCGCCAACAACAACGTGCTCGACGGCATCCGGCTGATGACGAGCCTGTTCTCCGCCGGCCTGATCGACGTGCACGAGTCGTGCCAGGGCTTCATCCAGGAAGTGCCCGGCTACACGTGGGACCCGAAGGCGCAGCAGATCGGCGAGGACAAGCCGATCAAGGAGCGGGATCACTACCTCGACGCCGGACGGTACGGCGTCAAGACCCCCGAGGTGCTGTGGCGGCCGCTGGTGCGGTCCACACGCACCCTCGCAGCCTGACGAAGGGAGGCCTGGTGCCGATCCCCACCGGCGGCGCCTGGCCGCCCCCCGCACACGCACCCGCCTACAACGCGTACCGCACCTGGGACGCCTGGTACGTCGGCGACCCGGCCGAGCTGGTCAAGGTGTACACCGAGCAGCCCGCTGCCCGCGTGCGGCCCAGCCAGCTCGCCGGCGGCGTGGTCGGCATGCTGTCCCGCTGGCTGTGGGGATCCCCGCCCCGCAACAACCAGCGGGACACCCGGCTGCATGTGCCGGTACCCGCTGACCTGGCCGCCACCTCGGCCGGCCTGCTGTTCGCCGAGCCGCCAACGCTGGCCTGCGACGACCCGGCCGCCCAGAAGGCTGCCGACCGGCTCATCGAGCACGGCCTGATGACGGTGCTGCGCCACGCCGCGGAAATCGGGTCAGTGCTGGGTGACGTCTACCTGCGCCCCGTCATCGACCGGGACGTGGCCCCGGACCGGGCCATCCCCACCGCGGTGCCGGCGGACGCGGCGATCCCCGTCATCCGGTGGGGCCGGCTCGTCGAGGTCACGTTCTGGTCGACGTTGGAGGATTCCGGCGGCACGGTCGTCCGCCTGCTTGAGCACCACGACGTGGTCAACCGCGCCGGTCGGATCACCTACGCGCTGCACGAGGGCACCGACCAGGAGCTGGGCCGGGCGATCCCGCTCACCGAGCACCCCGACACCGCCCACCTCGCCGAGCTGCTCGACGAAACCGGCTCCCAGCCGACCAGCCTGGACCGGCTCGACGTGGTCCGTATCCCCAACGCCGGCCCGCAACGCCTCTGGCGGAAGCTGGGCCCGCTCAAGTACCACGGCCGGTCCGATATGGACGGCAACGAGCCGATCTTCGACGCGATCGACTCCGTGTGGACGTCGTGGATGCAGGACATCCGCATCGGCCGCGGCCGGATCACCGTGCCGGAATACATGCTCCAGTCCAACGGCCCCGGTCAGGGCGCGGTGTGGGACGCCGACCGTGAGGTCTACAGCGCGATCAACGCCATGCCCGGCCAGCAGCAGGGCAACGGCCTCACCGTCACCCAGTTCGCTATCCGCCACGCCGAGCACCGGGCGACAATCGACGCCCTCATGGAGGTCGCGATGCGTCACGCCGGCCTCAGCAGCCAGACGATGGGCGAAGAGGGCGACGTCGCGGTCACCGCCACCGAGGTGCAGGCGCGGGAGCGGCACAGCTTCGTCACCCGCGGGGACCGGATCACGACCTGGGCGCCGGCGCTCGCCGAGTACGTCGAGCTGCATCTGGCCCTGGAGCGGATCACCTTCGCCGGGCCAGAGCCGGAGCGGCCCAACGTCGAGTTCGGCGACTCGGTGACCGAAAGCCCGGAGCAGATCGCGCGCACGGTGCAGCTGCTGGCCGCCGCCGAGGCCGTGTCGATCGAGACCAAGGTCCGCATGGTCCACCCGGACTGGGACGACAAGCAGGTCGCCGAGGAGGTCGCCCGGATCAAGGGCGACGCCCCGCCGGTCGTCGACGTCGGCAGCTCGCTCGGCGCGCTCGCCGGCAACCAGCCGGCCGGCGACACGGCCGACGAGGAACCGCCCGCCGAGGAGCAGTAGCCGATGGCGCTGACCGGCGAGCAAATCGAGGCCATCACCCGCGACCTCGTCGACCTGTACCGGGCCGCTGAGTGGCAGCTGCTCCAGCTCGTCACCCGCTATCTGGCGCAGGGCATCGACGGGCCGACGTGGGCCGATGAGCGGCTCGCCGCGCTGGCCGCGCTACGACGGGCCGCAGAGGACATCCTCGGCCAGCTCGACCAGGACGCGCCCGAGCACATCCAGCGGGCGCTCGCGGAGGCGTACCGGGCCGGCGACGCGGCGGTGCTGCGGGACCTGCCCGAGGACGCGGCGGCCCGTCTCGCCGCAGCTCAGGCCGCCACCGTGGTGCCCCGGACCGGCGTCATGGAGTCGCTGGCGGTGGCGCTGACGCAGGACGTGGGCGCCCGGCACTCCAACGTCCTGCGCCACGTGCTGGACGTGTACCGGCAGGTGATCGCGCAGGCCACGGCGGTGAGCGTGGCCGGTGGGCAGACCCGTAGGCAGGCCGCCCAGTGGGCGTACGCCCGCCTCGTCGACCAGGGCGTCACCAGCTTCACGGATGTCCGCGGCCGGCGGTGGCGGCTGACCAGCTATGTGGAGATGGCCGTCCGTACGGTCACCCAGCGGGCGGCCGTGCAGGGCCAGACGGATCGGCTCCAGTCGCTCGGCCTGGACCTGGTCATCATCAGCGACTCGCCACGCGAGTGTGAGCTGTGCCGTCCGCACGAGGGGAAGATCTACTCGGTCTCGGGCAGGACACCGCGAGGCCGCGTCCAGGTCGAGTCGCTCGTCGGCCCCGGCACCGTCACGGTCGACGTTGCGGGGACGCTGGACCAGGCCCGAGCGGACGGACTCTTCCACCCGAGTTGCACCCATTCCGCCAGGGCGTACCTGCCCGGCGCGACCCGCCGCCCGGCCCGCTCGACCGCCAACCCGGCCGGGTACGAGGCCAAGGAGCGGCAGCGGGCCATTGAGCGGCAGATCCGCCGCTGGAAGGAACGCGAGGCCGCCGCCCTCGACGACGCCGGCAAGACGGCAGCCGCGGCGAAGGTCCGCCAATGGCAGGCCGAGATGCGCTCCCACCTCGCCGCCAACCCCGAGTTGAAGCGGCTTAGGTATCGCGAGCAGCCCGGCGCCGGCAACCTGCCGCGCCGCTGACCAGACCACCCCGGCAAGGCCCGGGGCAACCACCGCCGAGCACTCAAGGAGTGGATCGTGAAGCACACCCGCCCCGGCCTCAGCGCCCTCGCCGGCCAGATCATCGGCTACCGCCGCAACGGCCAGCCCATCCGCCTCGCCGCAGGCGGCAGCGGCGACGGCCCCGCCGGTGGTGAGGGCGGCAGCGGGGACGGCAGCACCAACGGTGACGGCAACCAGGGCGACCAGGGCGACCAGGGCGACGACACCGGCAGCAAGACCCCGGAAATCAAGGGCGAATTCGACCCCGACCGGGCCAAGCGCGCCATCGCCGCCGCCCGCGAAGCCGAGAAGAAGGCCAAGGCCAACCAGAAGGCCGCCGACGAGCGGCTCGCCGCGATCCTGCGCGCCGCCGGCCTCACACCGGACGGCAAGGAAGACCCCGCCGAGCAGCTCAAGGCCGCCCGCGAGTCCGCTGACAAGGCGACCGCACGTGCCCGGCAGACCGCCGTGGAGCTGGCCGTCTACAAGTCCGCCGGCAAGGCCGGCGCCGACCCGGACGCCGTGCTTGACAGCAGGTCTTTCCTCACCGCCGTAGCGGACCTCGATCCCGAGGACAGCGACTTCGCCGACAAGATCACCGACGCGATCAAGACGGCGGTGAAGAACAATCCCAAGCTCGCCGCAGGTACCGCCGGCCAAGGGTCCGGAGCCGGTCGCCAGGGAGCCGACCACACCGGAGGAAGCGGCGGACGCAACCGCTCGACCTCCCTCGCTGAAGCCGTCAAGCGCAAGCTCGGCGGCTGACCCAACCGGAGGAAACCAATGCCAGTTACCCTGGCCGAGGCGTCGAAGAACGCGCAGGAGGACTTCAACGCCACCGTAATCGACGAGTTCCGCAAGGAATCCGTCGTTCTCGACACCCTTGTTTTCGACACGGCCGTCAACCCGGCCGGTGGCGGCGTCACCATGACCTACGGGTACCGGCGGCTGGCGACCCAGCCCACCGCGGCCACCCGTGAGCTCAACACCGAGTACCAGGCCCAGAACGTCACCACCACCACGCACAACGTCACCCTCGCGGTGATGGGTGGCGCGTTCACGGTCGACCGGGTGATCGCCCGGATCGGCCCGGCCGCGTCCGGTGCGGTCACGCTGAACCTCGCCCAGAAGATCAAGGCCACTCGTACGCTGTTCCAGGACCTCGTGATCAACGGGGATGTGAACGTCGACGCCAGCGGCTTCGACGGCCTGGACAAGGCGCTGACCGGAACGTCGACCGAGTTCCGGGCCAGCTCGGTTACCGACTGGCGCACGTTCAACAACACCGAGGACCGGCTGACCGCGCTCGACGACCTGGACGAGTTCCTCTCGCTGCTGGACGGCACCCCGACGATCTTGCTCGGCAACAAGAAGCTGCTCGCCAAGATCCGCTCGATCGTGCGTGGCACCAGCCTCTACGTGAGCGAGCCCGTCGAGGGGCTGCTCGGCCCCAACGGCCGGCCGATCAACCGCGAGAGCTACGGCGGCGTGACCTTCGCCGACCCCGGCGACAAGGCCGGCAGCAACAGCCCGATCATCCCGATCGAGACCCGGACCGTCGGCGGTCAGTCGACCACAGGGCTTACCGACCTGTACGCGTACCGGGTCGCCCTGGACGGCTTCCACGGCGTCACCACCGTCGACGGGGAGCTCATCCGCTCCTGGCCGCCGGACTTCGAGTCGCCGGGCGCGGTCAAGTCCGGCGAGGTGGAGCTCGGCCCGGTCGCGGTCGCGCTCAAGGCGACCAAGGCCGCCGCGGTGTGGCGCAACATCCGGGTGGAGGGCAGCTGATGCGGTACCAGGTCACGGCGCCCGTCAAAGGCGTCAACGCCACCGTTGCCGGCGTCCTCCTGGCCGACAGTGTCGGCGAGACGGACTCTGAGGCGGCGGTCGCCTACTTCCGGCGGCACGGCTACACGGTTGTGCCGCTGGCCGTGCCGGCCACCGAGCCGGCGGAGGAGGCACCGGCCGAGTTGCCCGCCCGCTCGGCGTCGAAGAGCACGTGGGTCGCCTACGCCACCCGCGCCGGCATGACGGCCGACGAAGCCGACCAGCTCACCCGCGACCAGCTCGCCGAGAGGTACCTCGGCCCGAAGGAGGACTGACATGACGGTCCACGGCGACTACACCGGCGTCGTCCGCGACCACCCCGCCCTGGCCGGCATGCCGGCCGCGGCGGTCGCAGACGTCGAGACCGCCGACGCTGACGACACGTACGGCGTCGAGGAGCGGACGTTGATCAACGAGTTGAAGGCGCAGGTCAACGCGCTGCTCGCGTCGCTGCGGGCGGCCGGCATCCTGGCCGAGGAGTAAATCGTGACGGGGTGGCTGGGGCACGGGCCGGCCACCCCGTCCACCGCCGGTTGAGGGGAGCTGTGCCGTGGCAGCACAAGGCGTCGTCCCCGGCGGGGACCCGGCCAAGCTGGACAAGGACAACCGGCCGGTCGGCCCGCTGGCGGCGCCGCTGCTGCGGCTGGTCCTCGACCACGACCCGGACGTTGGCGAGCAGGACCTCGTCCAGTTCGGCCGGAATCTGACCGGCGACCCGGCCGACGATCAGCTCGCGGTCTGGCTCAACGAGCTCGGCTACCCGCGCATCGAGGCCTTGCCTGGCCGGCTGTGGGAGCACCTACAGGTGCTCATCACCCGTGCCGGGGCGACCGGGCTGATGCTGCGTCTGGAGCGCCGCGAGGCCAACGGGTCGCGCACGCACATCGGCGGCATCGACTCGTCGGCGCGCTGGATCACCAGCCTCCAGCCGTGGACGGACGTCACCGCGGTCGACCCGGGCGGCACGGGCCGCTACAGCATGACCGTCGCCGCCGGGGTCGCCCCGTTGCAGGTCCGGTGGGATGCCGATGACGTGGTGCGGATGCAGGGCCGCATCTACGTGCCCGCCGGCTCCACCAGCGGAGACACGCTCTTCACCGTGCCGGACGGGTTCGCGCCGAGCACGAACCGGCTGCTGCCGGTGCCGACCAACACCGGCATCGCCGCCCCCTGCGAGCTGCTCACCACCGGCGCCGTGGTCGTCCGCCGCACGCAGTCGGGCGAGTTCCACCTCAGCTTCGACGACCAGACGTATCGGAGGTGACCGGTGCCTGAGGTAGTGCAGGGACGCAGCATCACGCTCACCTCCGAGTGGTCGCGCGGCGACGGCACCCCGGTCGACGTCGACAACCTCACGATCACGATCACCCCGGTCGCCGGCGGCGACCCCGTGGCCGGCCCGACCGCGACCGGCGTCACCCACCCGGCGACCGGCGTCTACGGCTACACCTGGGAGACTCCGGCCGACCTGCCGGCCGGCGACTACCTGGCGCTCTGGGAGGGCACCTACGCCGGCCAGCCGGTGTCCGCCAGCGAGGTCGTCACCGTGCTGGCCGCGCCGGTCACCGGCGCCTACGCCAGCGTGGACGACCTGACCGAGCACCTCGGCCGCACCCCGGCCAACGCCGCCCAGCTACTCGTCCGCGCCTCACGGGACGTGGACCGGGCGCTGCTGTGCGCCGTCTACGACCCCGAGGACCCGGACGTCGTCGCCGCGCTGCGCATGGCCACGTTGGAGCAAGTCGCGGCCAACCTCGACATGGGCAACCTCAGCGGCAACGGCCGGACGTCCGGGGGCGGCTTCACGCTCGGCCGGCTGAGCGTGCAGCCGGCCAGCCAGGACAGCGAGGGCGCGCCGCGGCGCATCGGCACCCTGTGGGAGCAAGCCTGGTCGGTGCTCCAGGCGGCCGGGCTCACCGGCCACGGCCCGATGGTGGCGTGATGACCTGGGACGACTTCATCGCCGCGCACATCCCGGCCCCTGCCACGATCACCGTGGAGGCGTACGAGGGCCCGGGCGCCTACGGCCCGGTCTACGCCGCACCGGCCCAGGTCAGCCCGTGCGTGGTCGAGGACACCCGCCGGCTCGTCCGCGTGCAGACGCAGGACGCCGCCGGACACGAGGCCGTCTCGTCCACCACGGTGTACGCGCCGCCCGAGACCACCGCGCCGCCCGGCTCCCGGGTGACCCTGCCGTCCGGCCGCACCGCCAAGGTGCTCGCCGCATCCCACCTCGACGCACACGGCCACCCGCTACCCGAGCACCTTGAGCTGGCCCTGGAGTGAGCCATGGCCGATGACGCGTTCGAGCTGACGTGGGACGGCGAGAAGGTGCTCGCCACGCTCAAGGACTCCAGCTTCGCCGGCGCCCAGCTCGCCGCCGAGCACCTGTTGCAGGTGTCGTCCGAGCTTGTGCCGCACGAGGAGGGCGACCTGGAGCGCTCCGGCGAGGTATCGAGCGACCCGGCCAGCGGGATGGTCGCCGTCTCGTACGCCCGGCCATACGCCGTCCGCCAGCACGAGGACCAGACGCTGCGGCACGACAACGGCCGGCAGGCCAAGTACTTGGAGCGGCCGATGAGCACGGAAAAGAGCGTCATGCTCGCCCTGATCGCCAAGGCCGCCGGCAAGCCGCTAGGAGGCCCCTGATGGCGACCGGCGACGGCTGGACCTCCCGGCTGGTGACCGGCTGGGCCGAGGACATGGCCGCCGCCGGCATCGGCACATGGCGGCCCACCGGCGTCTACCAGGCGCACGAGACCGGCATCCTGATCCGGGCCGTCCCGCCCACCCCGGATCGGGTCGTCACCCTCGCCGCCTACCCGATAGGCAGCGCCACCCCCGGCCTGGCCGACCACCAGGTCGCCGTGCAGATCCGCATCCGGGCCGGAGCCGACCCGCGGGAGTGTGACGACCTCGCCGACGCGATCTGGGACCGCTACGACGGGGCGTCCGACCTCGTGTGGGGCGGCATCCCGGTCGTGCAGATATGGCGGCAGTCCTACACCTCGCTCGGCGCCGACACCAACGGGCGGTGGGAGCGCAGCGAGAACTACTACCTCGACACGATGCGGCCTACCAGCAACAACAGCGACTGACCTCGGAGGACCACCATGGCGACCACGCCAACCGACCGCAGGAGCATGCTCGCCCGGCGACTCCGGGTCGACATCGACACCGCCACCTACCCCGCCAGCCAGTACCAGCAGCTCAAGGGCATCTACGAATTGAACCCGATCATCGAGCCTCGTATCCAGGAGGACGAGGTGTACGACGATGAGGGATGGCTGCGCGAGGCGACCACCGGCGGGCAGTGGCGCATCGAAGCCAAGATCAGGCACTCGACGGGCGCCGACGGCGAGACGCTCGACCCCGTGCAGGCGTTCCTACGCTCCCAGTTCCTGACCGCGATCACGACCGACGTGGCCGATGGCGAGTTCGGGGTGATGATCTACGACCGGCAGGGCCGGACCAGCGGCTACGAGTTCGAAGGCCGTGCATATGTTAAGGCGTGGGCGCAGGACAGCAGTGCCGCCGGCGACCTGGAGGGCATCAGCATCACCCTCCAGGGGCAGGGGCCGCTGACCCCGATCACCAACCCGCTCGCCGACCTGACCCCGGTCGTCACCGGCCTGTCGCCGTCAACCGGAGGCGAGGCAGGCGGAGAGATCATCAACATCTACGGCCGGCACCTGACCGGCGCGACCGGCGTCGACTTCGGAGCGACCCCCGCCGACGACTACACGGTGGTGTCCGACTCGCACATCGTGGCGATCGCGCCGCCCGGGGTCGCCGGCACCGTCCAGGTCAAGGTCACCACCCCCGCCGGGTCCAGCGTGGACGGCGACGCCGACGACTACACCTACGTCTGATGGCTTCCAAATTCTCCGACCTCGACGAGTACTTCTCTCCCGGGCTGACGCTCACCGTACGGGGGAAGGAGTACACGCTGCCGCTGCCGTCCGGTGAGCTGGGCCTGTGGTGCCGGCGGCTCGCCACCCTCACCGGCGAGATCCACGCCGCGTCGAGTGAGGAGGAGATACAGGCGGCGGTCGACGCCATCGAGTCCCTGCCGGAGCTGCCCGGCGGCAAGCACGTCTCCCTACCCGAGCGGGTGCTCGGCGACGTGTACGGGCAGATGTTGGCGGACCGGCTTGAGGACCCGTACATCCAGTTCTGCGGGCAAACCGCCTACATCTGGATCATCGCCGGTGAGGACGCCGCCAAGAGGTACTGGGAGAGCGGTGGCCGCCCGGAAGCGGTGAGCCCGGCGAACCGGCAGGCTCGCCGGGCTCAACACCGCAAGGCCGCATCCTCCCCGACCACCAGTACGGCCGCGGCGAATACGACCCGGTCACCGGGCTCTGGGACTGGTACGAGCTCCCGCCGGAGCGGACGTCGGCGGGGCAGCAGGTCTCGTGGACGGAAATCCTGACCCGCTGGCGGCTCGTTGAGGCCGACCTCCACTCGGAGTACGGGATCGACGTGGGGGACCGGGAGCTGATGCGCTCCCGGTCGTGGCGGTGGCTGGAGCTGCGCATCCTCGGCCTCCTCGCCGCTGATACGCGCCTGTACCGGGCGCTCGCCCCGGAGCCGGAGGTGCCTGAGGTACCGAAGGTCTAGCGGCCCTGCCAGCGCTCGCGGCGGCGGGCCTCCTGGTTGCGCATGGCCACCTTCGCGGCGGCGTTACGGCGGCGCATCCACTCCTTCCGCTCCGGGGCCTTCGAGGTCAGCCACTGCCAAAAGCTGACCTTGAACGTCTCGTCGAACGTGGGCGCGTCGGCGCTTACGGGGACACGGAACATCGCAGTCCTCCCTGGACGGCTCGGGCGGTCGTGTGCGTCGCGATCGTCGCACACCAACGCACACACGAGGGGTGTCGATGGCTCTCAAGCTCGGCGAGCTGGTCGCCTACCTGCGCGCGGACGACACCGCCCTGACCAAAGGCGTACAGCGGGCGAAAGACAAGCTCAAGCAGCTCGGAGACCGGGCGAAGCAGCACGGCCCCGTCATCGGCGCGGCGCTCGCCGCCGGCATCGGCGCCGGTCTGCTCGGCGGGCTCCAGTTGGACGCCGCCCGCGCCAAGCTGGCCGCGCAGGTCGGCGACCCCGGCATGGCCGAGCAGCTCGGCAAGGCCGCTGGTGCCGCCTACGGGCGCGGGTTCGGCGCCGACGCGACCGAGGCGATGACGGCCGCCCGGGCGGTCATGCAGGCCGGGCTGCTGCCGCCCAACGCGGACGCGGCGATCATCGAGGACCTGACGGTCAAGGCGCAGACCCTGGCGCAGGTCTTCGGCCAGGACGTGACGCAGACGGCCCGCGCCGCCAGCCAGATGGTCAAGACAGGGCTGGCCGCCAACGCGACTGAGGCGTTCGACATCCTGACCCGCGGCTTCCAGCTCACGGGCGACCAGGCCGACGACCTGCTCGACACCTTCAGCGAGTACTCGACGAAGTTCCGCGACATCGGCCTGTCCGGGCAGCAGGCGATGGGGCTGATGTCGCAGGGGTTGCAGGCGGGCGCCCGCGACGCCGACACCGTGGCCGACGCGCTCAAGGAGTTCGCGATCCGGGCGATCGACGGCAGCACCACGACCGCCGAGGGGTTCGCCGCGATCGGCCTCAGCGCGGAGCAGATGCGGGCCACCTTCGCCCGCGGCGGGCCGGAGGCGGCGGCCGCCCTGGACACGGTGCTGGACCGGCTGCGGGCCATGGAGGATCCGGCGGAGCGGGACGCCGCCGCCGTCGCCCTGTTCGGGACAAAGGCGGAGGATTTGGGTGACGCGCTGTACGCGCTGGACCCGTCCGCCGCCTCGGCCGCGCTCGGCGAGGTCGGCGGGGCCGCCGCCGAGATGGGTGAAAAGCTGGAGCAAACCGCGAGTCAGAAGCTGGAGAGCTTCAAACGCAGGGCTCAGCAGGCGCTGATCGAGAAGCTCGGCGAGGCTATTCCCACGATCGAAAAGGTCGTGGGATGGATGGACAAGCACAGCGGAATCATCGGCCCGCTCGTGACCGGTCTCGGCGCTCTCGCCGTGATCATCGGCGTGATCCTCGGCGTCTACAAAATCTGGATCATCCTTCAGACCGCGCTCAACATCGTTATGATGCTCAACCCGATCGGGCTGATCATTCTCGCCGTTATTGGCCTCATCGCCATAATCGTCGGCCTGTGGCTGAAATTCGAGGGCTTCCGCGAATTCTGGAAGAAAACGTGGGAGCTCATCAAGGACGCGGCCCTGTGGGTGTGGGATCTCATCGTCACCGCCGCGAAAAAGTGGTGGGAGACCTTCTCCGGCTTCTGGACCGGCGTGGGCCGGTTCTTCAAGGAGCTGTGGAACGGCATTGTCGACGGCGTGAAAACGGCCTGGACCTGGATCACCGACAAGTTCGATGCGGTGGTCAACTTCATCGGCGGCCTGCCGAAACGGATCGGCGACAAAGCCAAGGGCATGTGGGACGGCATCAAAAACGCCTTCAAATCGGCCATCAACTGGATCATCCAGAAATGGAATAGCCTCAGCTTCGCCATTCCCGGCATCTCAATCCCGGGCATTGGCCAGGTGTGGGGCGGCGCGACGCTGAACACGCCCAACATTCCGATGCTCGCCAAGGGCGGTCACGCTCTGGCCCCGGGCCTCGCCGTCGTCGGCGAGAAGGGGCCTGAGCTGGCCTACCTGGGCCGCGGCGCGACGATCCAGCCGCTCACCGGCGCCGCCGCTGGCGGGGCGGGCGGCCTGCACGGGGAGCTGCTGCTGCGCGGCGAGTTCCGGATCTCCGGCTCGGATCTGGTGTTGGTGCTGCGGGACCGGGTGGCGGTGCGGGGCGGCGACGTCCAGGCCGTCCTCGGCGCGGGATAGGAGGCGGCTGTGGTGGGCTGGGTTGACGGCGGCTCGCTCGGTATCCGCATCCGGGTCGCGTTCGGCGCGTCGATCGCCGCCGACCCGTCGAGCTGGACGTGGACGGATGTCACGCAGTGGTGGCACGCGTCCATGCCGATTGAGGTCCACTGGGGCCGGTCGGCGGGCGCTGAGCGGCCGGAGCCGTCCACGCTCGCGCTCGCGTTGCAGAACACGGACGGCCGGTTCAGCCCGGACAGCGGGGCGAGCCCGTACTGGCCGCATGTGCGCACCTGGACCCCCATCAGCCTCGACGTGGACCTGGGCGACGGGGCCGGCTGGATCAACCGCTTCTCGGGCTACGTGAGGTCGTGGTCGATCTCCTGGCCGGGCGACTCCGCGCTCATGGCCCTGACCCGGGTCGAGGCGGTCGGCATCCTCGGCCGGCTCGGCCGCGGCAACCCCCCGGTGTGGTCCCCGCTGCGCCGGGCGATCGGCGGCGCCCAGCACTCCGGGCTGCTGGCCTACTGGCCGGGCGAGGATGTGGCGGACTCGACCCGCGCGGGGTCGGCCGTCTCGGGCGTGGCGGCGATGACCGTCACCGGCGCGGCCAAGTTCGCCGACGTGACGCCCTCCTTATCCAGCGGCGCCACGTTGCGGCTGGGCGCGTCGAGGATCATCAACCTCAACGGCGGGGCCTCACTCAACGGCCGCGTACCTCCAGGCAGCTCCACCCCCGTCCAGTGGTCGGTGCAGTTCGGGGCGCAGGTCGACGCGTTCGCCGTCGGCGCCGACGTGCCGATCGTCGAGTGGGCTACGCCGGGCGGCACGCTGGTGCGCTGGCGGGTCGTGCAGACCACCTCCTTCACGGTGCAGGTGATCGCCTACACCGCGTCCGGGGCGGCCACCACGCTGCTCACCGCCACCGGCGTGTTCACCGGCTTCGCCGAGTACACGGTGACCGCCGCCCAGTCCGGCAGCGACGTCCAGGTCCGCTTCCTGGAGTTCGGCGAAATGGACGGCAGCGCCACCCTGACCGGTCACACGCTTGCCCGGGTGACTGATCTGACCGCCAACCCGGACCGGGTCGCCACCGCCGCGACGTTCGGGTTCGGCCACGCGCAGGTGTGGGACACGGCCGCGGCTCCGTCGTTCGCCGACCTGTGGCTGGCGGCCCGCGGCGAGCTGGCCCACGACCGGATCGCCCGACTGTGCGCCGAGGACGGGGTGCCGTTGACGATCCCGCCGGTCGACGAGGCCGACGGGATCATCATGGGCTCGCAGCAGGACGGTGAGCTGCTGGAGCTGCTGCGCGAGTGTGAGGCGACCGATCAGGGGTTGTTGTACGAGGACGGCTGGGGTCTGGGCTACCTGCCCCGCGTCGACCGGTACAACGCCCCCGTCGAGCTGACTATCGACGGGGGCGCGAGGGAGCTCGGCGGCGGCATCCAGCCGGTGGCCGACGACCAGGCGCTGCGCAACCGGTGGGAGGTCTCCCGGGTGGGCGGGTCGTCGGCGGTCGCTGAGGACGCCGATTCGATCGCGGTGGCGGGCATAATCGACGCCTCCGCCGAGATCAACCTCGACAGCGACGACACGCTGGCGCACCACGCCCACTGGCGGCTGCACACCACCACCAGCGGCGAGCCCCGCTACCAGTCCATCGCGGTCAACCTGGGCGTGGCCCGGCATCTCGCCCCGGACTGGGTGCGGTGCCGGCCCGGCTCCCGCATCCAAATCGTGTCCCCGCCCGCGCAGGCGGGGGTGGACACGATCGACCAGCTGATCGTCGGCGCCCGCGAGGTGATCAGCCGCCGGTCGTGGCGGGTGACCCCGTGGACGGTGCCGGCCCGGCCGTGGCAGGTCGCCGAGGTGGACGGCGAGCAGCGGGTGGCCAGTGACGGCAGCAGCTTGGCCGCTGACCTCGCCGCCGATGGGATGACGCTGGTGATCGCATCGACCGGTGTGCCGTGGGTGACCGACCCGGCCTACTTCCCGCTTGAGCTGCGGGTGGGTGGGGAGCGGATCACCGTGTCGGCGATCTCCGGCTCCAGCTCGCCGCAGACGGCGACCGTCGCCCCGGGAGGCCGCACCCTGGCTCGCGCCTGGCCGGCCGGCACCGAGGTGCAGGTGTGGGCGCCCGCAACCGTCGCCCTGTAGGAGGTGCTCAGTGGCCATTACTCAGCCGGGGATGTTCATCACGCCGTCCCGGTTGCAGCTGATTTGGCAGGACTTTTCGCCCGCCGTCTATTCGGGGATGTCCGGCACGCCCAGCTTTGTCGCGCGGACCGTCCAATATGCGCGGTGGGCGCGTCACGCGGACACGGTGTGGGCGGTGGCGAGCGTGACCGTCAACGCCACCACCTCGGGCGGGGCGGGCATTCAGTTGCCGGTGCCGGCCGCGTTCCGCAACTTCTGCGCCGGCACGCTGGCGCTGATGGGCACGGGCACGCTGCCGCCGGACCAGTCGGGCGTCGCCTACATGGCCCCGGATCTGACCAGGCTGGTGCTCGTGGCCTACACCAATGGTTTCCGCGACGTGGGCGCGGCGGGCCAGACATTGCGCTACTCCGTCTGTTATGAGGCGGCCGTATGAGAATTCCCGGAATCCCGTTCGTGCAGGGCCGCAACCGGTATGGCACCTCGACCAAGTACGGGGTCGCGATCCACGCGACGGCCAACCTGGCACCAGCGGCCAACGAAGCGGCGTACGCGACCCGCCGCACCGACGGCACCAGCTCCCACTTCTACGTCGATGAGCGCGAGGTCATCCAATCGCTCGACACCGACGACGTGGCCGGGCACGCCGGCTCCGTCCAGGGCAACACCTACGCGATCGCCGTCGAGATCACGGGCCTGACGTCGTGGTCGCGGGCGCGGTGGCTCGAATCGGTGGCCTGGGACAAGCTCGGCGCCGTGCTCGCCGCCGTCAGCAAACACCACAACATCCCCGCGGTCCGCGTGAGCGTGGAGCAGATGCGGGCCAACCCGCGGGTGCGTGGCGCGTACGACCACAACCAGATGCGGCTGGCGTGGGGCGGCACCGACCACACCGACCCGGGCCCGAACTTCCCGTGGGATCACCTGCTGGCGGTGTGGCGGCGGCACCTGGACGGCGAGGAGGACATGATGGCGGCACTGTCGGAGAAGCAGCAGAAGGACCTGGCGGCGCAGACGCGGCACAGCTGGCTGATGTTGCGGAACATCGAGAACCTGCTGATCGCCGCGTTGCGGGGGGCCGAGCAGCGTCCGCAGTGGCCGGACAAGGCCACGGGCTACACCTTCCCCGCGCTCCCGATCGAGGTCAACCGGCGGTTGCGGGAGATCGCCGGCCGGCCGGCGCCGGACGACGGCGCGATCGCCCAGGCGGTCACCGAGGGCATCACCCCGGCGATCGAGCGGCTGGATGAGCAGCTGGCCCGCCGGCTGGACGAGATCGCCGCGCTGGTCGAGCGGGCCGAGCG